CCGCACGTGGCCGTCGATCAGCATGTCTTGCATGGCCGTGAGCGTGATGGCTGTCTTGCCAGCGCCAACCGGAGCCAAGATCATGGCGCGGTCGTGCTCGTACAAGAAGTCAGCAGCCGTCTCTTGGTAGTCACGCAGTTTCATCGCGCGTTGCCGTTCAGGCGGTCTGCTATCAACTGAGCATACCCAGCGATGTCATGCCATGAGTCAGCATAGTTAGGGTCGCCGTTGATGACGCGGGCAATCTTGTGCGCGATCATCTCCAGCGCCTCGCGCTGATCTGGGTCCAAGTCGCAGCCGCGTGCAGCTTCGTACTTGCGCATCACGCCCTTAAGCTGCTGCGAAATCTCCGCGTGGCCTGTGAACGTGCCGTAACGCTTACCGCGCTCGGTCAGCGTCTCGTCTAGCGTTTGGAACGCCTCGTCTTCTTCAAGCGTTATCGGTAAGCCATTCATTGATCTGCTCCTTGTTCCACAAACACACGTATTTCTGATTCATCTTGGCCATGTCAGCCGCGAAGACCTTCTGCAACTCCGACAGCCTGCCGCCTTCGGTCTTGACTTCGACGAACCATGTCTGGCCGTTGGGCAGGCACACGATCCGGTCGGCCACGCCGCGATGCGCAGGGCTGGTGAATTTGTACGCCCGACCGCCCAGCTCTTTGACGCGCTTGATGAGGTGGGCTTCGACTTGCTTCTCAAGCATCGCCTTCCGCCCTCGCAATGGCGGCGAGGGCTGCTAGTCGCGCTGTTGAGCCGCCAAGGCCAAAATCCCAAAGCGCTTGTGTAAGCCACCGTAACGTGGCTAACATTTCTGGTGCGGCGGCGATCAATCGGGCGTCTGCTTCATTGTCAACTCGCGCCACTTCTTTGTAGTCTGGTGTTCGCACTTCGTAGAACTCAATAAAGTACTCGTCGTCGTCGCCTACGTCGTTGGAGTACTCGTATGTCCAAGGTCCGGGTGTGTGTTGTGTGTTCATAGCCCGAATAATACACGAAAAAAAGATTTGCACAACAATATTTTTGTGTGATACACTGAACGCCTCATCAACTAAACTGGAGTTCACATGAAGATAGAGTTCACCCGCGCCGAAGTCGAGCGCATCATCTTGGCTCACGCCAACGCCATCGCACCCTACGAGCAGTTCAACCACATTGAGCCATGCGGCTACCGCACAATGCCCGACGGCTTCGTTGTCAGCACGAAAGAAGACGAAGATGCAGCACAGTAACATCGTCGGCGGTAGCACCGCCAAGCGCGTCATCAACTGCCCAGGCTCTGTGGCGCTGGTGCAGAAGATGCCTCCAAAGCCCAGCAGCAAGTACGCCGACGAAGGCACGCTGCTGCACGACACCATTGCCGAGCACTTGGCAACGCTCAAGCCGCTTGAGACATTCCTCGGCAAGAAGTACCAAGACCAAGTGCTCACGCAAGACCTGATCGACGACAAGCTGGTGCCAGCACTGGCGCTGCTTGACGAGATCGACCCCAAGCAGGAGATGACATATGAAGTTGAGACGCGAGTCGGCTTTGGCAGCCTTCTGCCTGGCGTCTTTGGAAGCACTGATTTTGTGGGCCGCTTGGGCAATCGCGCTGTCGTTCTAGATTGGAAGTTCGGCGACGGCGTGGCCGTGACAGCCGAAGAGAACGAGCAGCTCATGTTCTACGCAGCCGCCGCGATGCGCACCGATGCGCTGATGTGGGCCTTCGAGGGCGCAACCGAGATCGAGTGCGTGATCGTGCAGCCGCCTATGATCCGCCGCTGGGTTACAACGCCAGAGCGCATCGCTCAGTTCGAGCACCAGCTCGTCAAAGCCGTCAAAGCAGCCGAGCAGCCCGACGCTGGTTTGAAGTCTGGCGAGCACTGCCGCTGGTGCGCGGCCAAGCCCGTGTGCCCTCAGATGACCGGCGCTGTGGACCGTGCGCTGCAAGTGCAGCTCAAAGAGATCGACGCTGCTACGCTGGGCCAGTATCTAAAACAGGCCGACACGCTAGAGGGCTGGATCACAGACCTGCGGGCGCTGGCGTTTCAGATGCTTGAGAAAAATGTCCCTGTGCCAGGGTATAAACTTGTACAGAAGCAAGCGCGGCGTCAGTGGGCCGATGAGGCCAAGGCTGAGATCGCGTTGCTCAACCTTGGCATTGAGCCGACCAAACAAGAGTTGCTTTCGCCAGCGCAAGCGGAGAAGGCCCTCAAAAAGAGCAAGTTGACACTGCCTGACGATCTCGTCAAGTCGGTGTCATCCGGCACAACACTGGCAAGCGAGGATGACTCCCGCCCAGCAGTGTTGCAACTCGGCGACCTTCGGGCCGCCATTTCTAAACTCCAGTGAAAGTAAGATATGCAACTCGCAACATTCTCCAAAGCAAACCTCCCAGCCCTGACCAGCGCCCTGCGTAACCTCCAACCCGTTGGCGGCGACGTTGGCGTGGCCATCATCAAGATGGACAAGGGCGGCCATTGGGTCTTCGGTGCAGAGCAGACCGAGATCGAAGAAGGCTCCACTTGGGCCGTCAATCCTTTGTCGTTCGTCCACGGCTTCATCGCCTGGGGTGACGGCGAGGTGTTGGCCGAAAAGATGGTGAGCATTGCCAACCCGCTGCCCCAACTCGACGAAGCGCCTCCCGGTGCCAAGAAGGGCTGGGAGTCGCAGGTCGGCATGTCGCTCAAGTGCGTCTCTGGCGAAGACAAGGGTCTGGAAGCGCGCTACACCGTGACGTCAGTCGGCGGTAAGCGTGCGGTTCAGACCTTGGCTGTGGCCTTGGCAGATCAGGTCGAGAAGGACCAGAGCAAGCCAGTGGCCATCGTGCGCCTGAAGAAGGACCACTACCAGCACAAGTCCTACGGCAAAATCTACACCCCGGTCTTTGAGATCGTCGAGTGGATGAGCATGGACGGTGAGTCTGACGCAGCGCCAGAGGCAGCTGCTGAAGAAGCACCAGCTCGCCGTCGCCGCGCAGCGTAAGTGAAATCGGGGCCGGTCTTCGGGCTGGCCCCACCTTTAACCGTGGAGAAAATCATGAATGAAGCATACGCAGTAGAACAAAAACGAGCAATACTTGGCGCTCAACGCATTGACCACAACCCAACAGTGGAAGACAACATTGACGAGAAGATTCGTTATTACGAGGCTGAACTTGTTAGGTTGAAGCAAAGCAAAGAAGAACTTGCGCCATTGTTAAAGATGCGAATCCGCGACATTCGGCAAGCAATGGAATATTGATTGCCTCTTTTCTGATGCCCTGTGACAGAGGGCATTGGAAAAGGAGACAGTATGAAACCCCAGTATCAAATATCATTTTCCGGCGGGCGCACCAGCGCCTACATGACCAAGCTGCTGCTGGACAACTGGTCAGACCGTTACGAGTTCATCGTGACGTTTGCCAACACTGGTTTAGAGCATCCTAAGACGCTGGAGTTTGTCCACAACTGCGACAAGCACTTTGGTTTCAACACTGTGTGGTTGGAGGCGGTAGTGCATGAGGGCCGTGTAGCCTGCACGCACAAGGTTGTCGATTACGCCAGCGCATCGCGTAACGGCGCGCCTTTTGAGGAAGTCATCAAGAAGTACGGCATCCCAAACATAGCTTTTTCATACTGCACACGCGAACTCAAAGTTAACCCCATGAATTCATACCTGCGCAGCTTGGGGTTGGACTATCGGTCTATCCCAACAGCGATTGGCATCCGCGAAGACGAGAAGCGCCGCGTCAGCAAGTCTGCTGAAGCCAAGAACATTGAATACCCTTTGATTGATGTGTGGCCTACCGACAAAGCCGAGATTCTTGACTGGTGGGCAGAGCAGGCGTTCGACTTGGGCATCGACGAGTTTGAGGGTAACTGCCAAGGCTGCTACAAGAAGTCAATCAAGAAGCAATTCATGCAGATTGAACGCGACGCCAGCATCTTTGACTTTCACCGCCGCATGGAGGCGCAGTATCGAACGCTTCGTATGCCGATTGGAGAACGTGTGTTCTTTCGCAAAAACATGGATACCGTTGCGCTGTTCAAGTTGTACGAAGAGAACAAAGACACGCCGATGAGAGACGCCCGCGCTGACGAAGACGGTGGCTGTTCTGAGTCGTGTGAAGTTTACGAGACGGTGGCCGAATGACCAAACTCTGGATAGATTTCGAGACGCGCAGCCGCTGTGACCTTAAGGCCAAGGGCGTCTACAACTACGCGCAAGATGCGAGCACCGATGTGTTGTGCATGTCCTACGCCTTCGACGACGGTGAAGTGCAGACGTGGTTGCCCGGCCAGCCTTTCCCTCGTCAGGTTGCCGAGCACGAAGGATTGATCTACGCCCACAACGCAGCGTTCGAGCGCCTGATCTTTTGGTACGTCTTGCAGATCAACTTCAAGCTGGAGCAGTTCTACTGCACCGCAGCGCAAGCCCGTGCCAACTGCGCGCCTGGCTCGCTGGAAGACGTGGGCCGCTTTGCTGGCGCTGACATGCGCAAGGACCACCGTGGCTCGCAACTGATCCGGCTGCTGTCCATCCCTCAGCCCAACGGCAAGTTCCGCGAGGACGCTGCGCTCATGGCCGAGATGGTGGCCTACTGCGAAATGGACGTGAAAGTCATGCGTGTCGTCAGCAAGGCCCTGCGCCCACTGTCGGACGACGAGCTGCTGGACTACCACACGAACGAGCGCATCAACGACCGTGGCGTGCTGGTGGACGTGCCGCTGTGCCACGCCGCGATCAAATACGCCGCCGATGAGACCGTCGAGATTCAGCAGATCGTGGCCGAGGTGACCGAGGGCGCGATCACCAGCGTGCGCTCGCCTAAGATGCGCGAGTGGGTGCTGGAGCGCGTCGGCCCAGAGGCCAAGAAGCTGATGTGGACGGGCGAGAAGTATTCGATTGACAAGACCGTGCGGGCCAACCTGCTCGCGATGGAGGACCCCGATGAGATTCCGCCCGATGTTGCAGACGTTATCCAATGCGCAGACGACCTCTGGGCGTCTTCGGTTGCGAAGTTTGCGCGCCTCTCCAACCTCGCCGATGAAGAAGATCACCGAGTCCGAGGCGCTTTCGTTTTTGCTGGAGGGGCTGCCACCGGACGAGCGTCGAGCTATGGCGCTCAGGTTCACAACTTTACCCGCAAGTGCGCCAAAGAGCCTGATGAAGTACGCCACGCTATGGTGCGCGGCCACGCAATCACACCAAGATTTGGTCGCCGCATTACAGATGTGCTCAAGGGGATGCTCCGGCCCGCGCTGATCGCCAAGCCGGGCCACGTCCTGATCGCCTACGACTGGTCGGCCATCGAGGGCCGCGTGCACCCTTGGCTGTCCAACTGCCCCGCAGGTGAGGCCAAACTCGATGTGTTCCGATCGGGCCTGGACCCATACATCGTTAATGCAGTTGCCACTTTTGGCCAGTCTTACGAACATATCTTGGCCGAGCATGATGCGGGGCGCAGCGATATGCGCCAGGTCGGCAAGGTGCAGGAGCTGGCCCTCGGTTTTCTTGGTGGCATCGGTTCATTTGAAACATTTGGGCGGGTGTACGGCGTTCGCATACCGCAAGCCGCAGCTCAAAGGGCAATTCAAGTTTGGCGTGCGGCCAATCCTTGGGCGCAGGCCCACGGCCAGCAGCTCGAAGCCGCCTACCTTCGGGCGATGCGAAACAAAGGTTTTGAATTCTCCGCAGGCCGTGTTGTGTACTTGTTTGACGGTCAGACGCTCTGGTACAGTCTGCCCTCTGGCCGGGTTCTGTGCTATCCCAACGCCAAATTCGACGCCGAAGGCAACGTGACTTATACCAAAGCCGCTTGGAAACCCGCCGCTGATGCCAAGGAGTGGCCCCGCGCCCGTCTGTGGCGCGGTCTGGCCTGCGAGAACGTCACCCAAGCCGCTGCCCACGACATTCTGCGCCACTCGCTGCGCCAGCTTGACGGCGTTGTCCTACACGTTCACGACGAGATCGTTGTCGAGTGCCCGGCTCAAGAGGCCGAGGCAGTCGCCGCCCACATGCACCAGATCATGTGCACACCGCCCGCATGGGCCGAGGGTTTACCCTTGGCTGCTGAGGGCGTCACCACCACCCGCTACTCGTAAAAGAAAAGCCCCTGAGTTTGTGGCTCAGGGGCTGAAGTTCCCAACAGGAGAAAACATGAAGTTCTTGGATTATATCTGCTCACTGCCCGCCGAGGGCGAGACCGCTTTGGTCGTGTTGCAAAAACCCGTCGGGCGTGAGATTCAACTGCACGCCGATGGCGCGATCAAGGCCACCTGGCCCGCGTTCCTGCCCAGCCACAAGATGAAAACCGGCGCTTGGTACGGCAACACCGCGTCATTCATCGTCGATCGGTTCAAGGATGGCCACCCGAGCGCCTCGGCTGCCAACTGCGAGTTCGTGCTGGTCATGGTGCTGGACGACGTGGGCACAGACAAGGTCCCCAACACCTGCCCGCTGCCCCCGACTTGGATCATGGAGACCTCGCCCGGCTCGTTTCAATGGGGCTACGCCTTCAGCGAGCAGCCGCGCAAGGGCGACTTCGCCGCCGCCATCAAGGCCGTGGCCGAGGCGGGCTACACCGACAAGGGCGCGATCAACGCCGTGCGCAACTTCCGTCTGCCCGGCTCGATCAACCTCAAACCCGGTCGCGACAACTTCGCCGCCGTGCTTGTCGAGTTCAACCCAAGCCGGGAGTACACCCTTGAGGAGCTTTGCACGGCCATGAACGTCACCCCCGGCCCGATCGAGTCGGTCTACGCCCCGGTCCGTGTGGCCGACGATGGTGGCGACGACGTGATGGCCTGGCTGTCAGAAAACGGTCTTGTGCTCTCTAACCCGAACCAAGAGGGCTGGGCTGGCGTGGCCTGCCCCAACTCTGCCGAGCACACAGATGGCAACCCCGAGGGCCGCTACATGCCCGCGAACCGGGCCTACTGCTGCCTGCACAGCCACTGCCTGGAGCTGGATTCCAGCATGTTCCTCAAGTGGGTGGCCGACAGTGGCGGCCCGGTCCACGCCCCCGGCCTGCGCGACGAGCTGCTGT